CACATTCGGACAGATCCTTGTTTCATTATCAACATCAGACGGAAAGATCTATTCATGGGACCCATCAGTAACAGATCCAACAGGAACAACTGCTGCAGTTGTGACCAATGCACCAACATCAAATTCTGCAATTCTGGTTTCCAAGGAACGGCATTTGTTTGCATTAGGTGCAGGTGGTGATCCAAGAAAAGTACAGTGGTCCGATTCTGAATCATTAACAACATGGACACCAACAGCAACGAACCAGGCCGGATCATTCACACTTGAAACCCAAGGTGAAATTCTGAATGCAAAGTCAGTAGGGTCCAGGATCATTGTTTGGACTTCAACTGATGTCCATGCCATTGACCATGTCGGTGTCCCATTTGTATATGGACGGCAAAAACTAGCAGATGCATGTGGTGCAATATCGAACAAAGCAATGGCATCAGTTGGTGACAAAGCATTCTGGATGTCCAAAGGTGGTTTCTTTGTATATCAAGGATCAGTCCAGCCCTTACCATCCACTGTTTCAGATTATGTTTTCAGTGACATCAATCATGTACAGGATTCAAAAATATATGCATCAGTAAACAGTGCTTTTTTTGAAGTTACATGGTGGTACACAAGTGCAGATGCATCTGAAATAGATCGGTATGTGACCTACAATTACCAGGAAGGTTGGTGGAGTATAGGAAAACTAACCAGAACTGCATGGCAGGATGCCGGTGTTTATTCTGATCCAGTTGCACTTGCAGATGATAACATCCTTTATAGTCATGAACAAAGTGCATCTTCATCAGGCAGAACAACAGATAGCATTGCAACATCACTTTCAGAATTAAGTGACTTTGACCGAAACTTAGTAACAGGTGGATCAACATCAGATCCAGGACTTTGTTTTGCAGAAACCGGTGCAATGGAAATTGGAGATGGTCAGAACATAACGAACATAACACAAATGATCACAGACCAAACAAGTGGTGATTCAGGATTGAGATTCAAATTTAAAACCAGACCAAACCCCAACAGTTCTGAAACTGAATCCAGTTCACTTGAAGTAGCATCAGACGGGTATACTGATTGCAGGGTGCAGGGTCGGCAATTTGTTTGGCGATTAGAATCAGGATTCGACCAGGATTGGGAAGTCGGAACCATACGTGCTTTGATTGTGTCAGGGGGTGCCCGTTGAATCTACCACCGGTACCTGAACAATATCAGGTTGGGACCCAAACTGAACTACATAATCAGATCAGATCAGCAGACACCCAAAACCTGAAACTGGATCAGGACAATTTTTTAGATTCAGGATCAATATCACTCCAGTCACCTGATGGCACATGGTTTATTTTGTCAGTCGATAATTCAGGGAATCTTTCAGCAACAGAATTGACCGGGACTCAAATTGATTCATTCGGAAGACCCGTCATAGCATCATCTAACCCATACTCATAATATGTTTACAGATTCAATACCGATGGCTAATGCAGCCGAAGCAATGAGATCCCAAGGAAGGTACGGGGATTCCGAACTAATGCATGTAACCCCTTTGGAAAGGGCAGAACTGGAAGCACGTAGAGGTGGATTCCAATCAATTAATCCAGTCACTGGACTTCCTGAAGCATGGGTTGGAATGGCAGCATCTGTTGCTGCACCAATCGTTTTAAATCAGTTGAGCAAATCCCCACTAGGGAAACAGTTGGGAATGGGACCCGAAGAACAAAATATGGGTTCGACATCATCAACTCAAATGGACCCCACTTCTCAAGCCATTAAGGACTACGGTTTTAATAAGATGAAGGGTCACATCGATCAAGGTTACCAGACCTATGATCCTGGTGCATCACCATCGGCTGCATCAAAACAGATGTATGGCGATTTCAACAAGGATCAAACTGGTGCAATGAAAGGAATCCGGGATATGACAACAACCTATGCAGGGAAGGATGGAAGATTGGACACTGCATATGGTGTTGCAGAAGATGTCGGAACTTATGACCCAGGAACAGTTAAGGGTGGATCATTTCTTCAGGGTCCAGGAATTAACCAGTACATGAATCCGTACACACAAAATGTCATTGATGCAGGAAAGCAGGACTTGGATGATGCACTCAAAATGGGCCGACAAACAGTGGGTCAGGCAGCAATGGGTGCAGGTGCATTTGGAGGTGATCGACATGGAATTGCAGAAGGAAGCATGGCAAACCAAGCAATCCAGGATTATATGCAACGTAGTGATGCATTAAGACACAAAGGATTTGAAGCAGCAGCAGCAAGGAAAGGCCAAGACATCAACCGGAAATTCCTGGCATCAGGACAGAATGTTGGTTATGGACTTGAAGGTGCAAGAACCAATTTGAGTGCAGTACCCCAAATGTCTGACATGTCAGGATACACTGATGCATATGGTGCATTAGAGGGTGTGGGTGACAAATCTTATGGATTAAACCAGCAAAGAAGGTTGTACGACAAGGGCCAATTCGATGCAGAACAAAACTTCATCCCAGATATGGTCGGTAAACTAGGTTCTTTTTCTGGTGGAACAGGTTCAGGATCAACAACGGCATCAAATACACCCATGTATACAAACCCAATGAAGGAAAATCTAGGACTTGGGTTGGCCGGGCTGGGTGCCTATGGGATGTATCAAGGAATGACCAGCTAAAGGAACAACATGTATCAAGGACTTCTAGACTACTTCATGCCCCCAGAAGGCACCTCCATTGATCCAGCCCACGTTAACCTGCAGGGAGGATATAGCATTCCTGCACCTCCTATTGGAGGATATAGCATTCCTGCACCTCCAATAGATGGAGGGTATAGCATTCCTGCACCTCCTATTGGAGGGCACAGTATCCCAATATCAGAATATGGCAATATTCCAGGGGGTGCCCCAATACCAGAATTTGCTGATGATCCACAATTCATTGGTCAATCAATTCCATTTGAAGATGCACAACCATTTGCACCATCCGGTGGACGGGGTTTTATGCAACCCAACATGTATGACATGAACCAATATATGTCTTCAGGGGGTCCTGAAGGGATGCCAGAAATGCCTGGTGGACGGGGTTATATGTCAGAAGCTCCAGGTGCCCGTCACCAGTACAAGCAAATGCAATCAGAACCGGCCCAAAATAGAATGACGATGACAACATCACCCAGAACAAAATTTGATAAGGACGGATTTAATTCTGGCCTTCAATTAATGAACATGGGAATAGGACTACTGGACTAACATGGCACTTCTTGGATACCCCGAACACATGCTTGATGAGCAAGGCAACCCTAAACCGGGGGTGACCGGACCATCACCGGCATCGATGGGTCTGCTTTCAGCAGGACTTGGAATGCTTTCATCACCATCACATTCCAGACTTCCAGGTGATATGTCTGGTATTGGGTCAGGTGCAATGCAGGGTCTTCAAGCGTACCAACAACGATTAGCCCAAATCCAACAGCAAAGGAAGGACTACAATCAAAGCCTGATGCAAGCCCAGAACCAGGAAATGGCAAAGAAAAGGTTTGGTCTGGAAATGGGAGAAGCAAAAAGAATACAGGCACGTAGACAGCAGATGGTTTCAGAACTTCCGAATCTTCTGGAACAGATCAGGACTTTGCCTATTCCTGGAATTGATCAACAGATTGCATCAATCCAGGCAATGGCAAAAGCTGGTGCCCCTGAAAAAGCATATCAGGCAGCAGTAAACATTATAGGTCAGAAACTTCCACAAAAGCATGATGTCCAGCATGTAATGATTCCAGATACAAATGTTGGATATTTTATAGATCAGACAACCGGTGAATTTAAGGGGCAATTTTCTACTGCAGCAACAAAAAATTATGGAACTAATTTATCCGGTGATGATGCTGTTGAATTCATGACAAGCAAAGACCCTAAATTTAAGTTAGATGGACCATCATCAAACTTAGTAGTTCAAAGGAATCCTGATGGATCATACAAAGGTCACAAATACATCAAAGGAAATATTGGTGGAACAAATGAATTTCAATTGAAGTTTGGCGAAAGACTACTAGAAAAATATGATAATCATGCAGTAGTAAAAGAAACGGATAAAGCTATAACAAGTTACTTAGCACTTGAAAAATTAGGCAATACAGACCCTAGTCAACCCGGTAAAATGGGTGTTGCAGACATGGCCATTATATTTGGATTCATGAAAACTTTAGACCCGACATCAGTGGTACGGGAATCTGAATATAAAACAGCAGCAGGGGTTGGTATAGGATTACCTGAAAAATTAGTGCGTGGATATTTTAGTGCTAAAGAAGGTGACATCCTTTTAGATGAAACAAGAGATGAAATCTTGAGGGTTGCCAAAGATGCTTTACTGGCTAAATCAGGCCATATGGATAACATCAGGAAAAATTACATTGAAAGGTCGGCACAATTAATGAAAATAAGTCCTGATTCTGAAGATTTATCAGTGCTATTTAGAGATCCATATTCATCTTTAAGGGAAGAAACAACAACACCACCACCTAAACCTGAACTACCACAAAGTTCTGATGATGAAGCAGCTAAGACAGCAGCCGAAATTGCTGCCAGTCTTAATTTAGTAAGCAACAAACCTGAACCAAAGGTTAAACGTAAAATTTTAAGAAATAATGCTGGCAGGGTACATCAGGTGTCGGTTCTTGATGGTGATGGTGCATCAACAATCCTTCAGGCAGCAGGAATTAAATACAGTGAAGACAATATCAAAGCACTGATAAAGGCGAATAAAAGCCGGTTCAACAAAAATAGAGATCTAATAAAATCCGGTGGACATCTAATCATTCCAAAATCGATTCGTCAACCATGAACGAACAACTGATTCAATTCTATAATCTGCTGAAGGATAAGGGCCTCACTGATCCCCAGATCGATGCTGCATTCCAGGAACATGCAGGAATGTCATTGGCTGATGCTAGACAGATCCTAACCCCTGAAGCACCTGGAGGTTCTGAAATTGTCCAGGAAGCAACGGAAGGTGCATACACTGAACCGGTGGAACGTATTGATGAGATGAGTGTCATGGATGGTGTTTGGGATGTGGCACAACAAGCACTTCAGGGAGCAACTTTCGGAACAGCAGATGAAGCAGAAGCATTGATACGTGCCCAGTGGAATGGAACAGACTACGACACTGAAATAGAAAATGTTCGTTCTGAAATAGAAGCATTCCGGAAAGAAAATCCTGGAATGGCAACAACTGCAGAAATAGGTGGAGCATTTTTAGTCCCAGGAATGTTTCTTTCGAAATTGGCAAAGTGGGTTCCAGTGGCAAGACCAAAGGAAGGTCAATGGTTTTTAAACACCCTAAGAAGGATGGGTACTGGTGGTGTTGCTGGTGGTGCTGAAGGATTCGCTTATGGACTAGGGACTGCAGAAGGTGATCTAAGCCAAAGATATGAACAAGCAATGCCCCAAGCAAGAACAGGCACTGTCATTGGTGCTATCACTGGACCAACCATTGGCAAAGCATCTGAAATGCTTGGTGGATGGATCACCAAAAAAGCCGGTGGTGCCGGTGGCAAAGGACCACCACCCATTGATGCTGAAGGTAATATCACTGGTGATGGAAGTCCAAGGGGATCTGCATTCGAAGCAAGACAACTATTTGTAAGGGCTGCTGAATTAGATGATGTCCAGCTAGAAGATATGGCAGAACTTCTGGAAGAAATTGCCAGAAAGAACCCTGAACTAGCAAAGCAAGTTACTGTTGCGGATCTTTTCCCAGAATCAGGCACCGGCCAAATGCTTGCAGAAGTTGCAACCCAAGCAGCAGGTCCATCAAAGGCTGCAAGCCAATCAGTCTACAAAGGTAGGTCTGGGTTCCTGCCAGGATTCGGAAGAAAAGCAATCCAGAAAAATCTTGGAAGAAGGTGGAATCCTGAAAGGTTGAAGGAAAAGATTGAAGCACAATCCAAATGGAAGTCACAACCATTGTATGACAAAGCAAGTCCAGTCGTTTTAGATGACACCCAATCCAGAACACTGAATGATCATGTTAACAGAATCCTGGACTACGGTGATGATGATCCTGGTGCAGCAGCACTTCAAAAATTATGGAACCAAGCAAGGGTCAGAATTCCAGGCATTTTAAGAGCAAACAACATTAGACCCCCAAGTGTTGGTGCAGCCACATTCGGTGAAAGACCATCAGGGCAAGCCACAATAGCACACTGGCACACATTAAAGGTTTTACTGGGTGATGCACTCAAGAAACAAAAAAGATCATCAGACCCCTATAAAGAGTTTGATGAATCCACACTTCAAATGCTTTACGATGACATCAACAAAACATTAAAAGGTGCATCAGAAGATTATCGAATTGCAGCACGTTATCATGCCGGTCACAAAGGAATGGGTGAAGCATTTGATGCAGGATTGAAAGCACAAAAAGATCCAACATTCCCATCAACAGATTTGCAAAGGGAATTAAGAAACCTTAAATCTGGACCAGAACAGAAGTCCTATCGATTAGGATATGCATTTGGGATGTACAACAAAATAATGGGTTCCAAAGTCAAACAGATGGATGTTAAAAGAACACTAGGAATGTTTGCTGATGAAGAACCTGAAAAAATAAGAGCATTATTTAAGTCTGAAGAAAAAGCTGAAGAATTCCTGCAGCAGATCGATTTCCTGTCAAAGATGGACACACTTTCCAAAAAAGCAACAGCCGGTTCACAGACATATTCCAGGCAAGCAGCAGAAAGGATGATCAAGGGTAGTCCTGCACTAAGTACACAAGCAATTGATCTATACAATAAGACAAGGGGGGTGAACCCATTAATGACTTCCACTGATGACATTCTAAGCAACCAAAGATTCCAGGAAAAATTAGGAACACTGGGTCCGATGATGAATACCCAAGGTGTTAATCGGAACAGGCAAATCCTACAGCAGGGTATTGCAGAACGTAAAAGATTGGAAGAAATGATGAAAGCAAGGGCAGGATATTCGGCAATGACACCTGGAACCATGAGCCCGTTACTAGGAAATGAGTACGTAGCACCCGTTGGTTCGTTGATAGCACCGGATACTTATTGGCCTTAGATGATGTTGTCTTGTGACGATTCAGTGCTTCAACTTTACCCATTGTAACAACTTTTACAACAATTATTGCAACAGTGTGTCTGGTGACGATTGGCCGACAAAGCATTGAAATCATTGCAGAATTTGGTGGCCAGAGGTGGAATTGAACCACCGACACACGGATTTTCAGTCCGTTGATTTCATGAATTTCTTCAACAATTTCAATGAGATCCTATTGATCTGCTTCATTGCGTGTTGTCTGCTGGCGATTGCCTACATGGTGCATTAGATGGATCAATTACCTGGACTCTTAGACACCCTAGACCTCAAAGCAATCCCCGGAAAAGCCGGTAGAGTCAACCCATTGACTGGGCTGCTGAATGAAGTAGTCAATCCACCGGTTCTAAATCAACCTGATCCCAGTCTAATAACTGGACCACAACGACAACAGAACTTTCAGAACTGGTTCCAGGGTTCACAAGCAGTTGATGAAGAGGGCAATCCTAAAGTCTTCTATCATGGCACTAGGTCCAATCTGAAAAAATTTAATGTGCCATCATTTTTTACAGATAGTCCAATGGAGGCCGGTGTTTATACAGGACACCAAGAGGGTCACATTGGATGGCAACCATGGGAAATTGATTATGACCCATCAAAACATAATATTAATATAAGTGAAATCGAAGATGGTGGTTCACTTAATGAGGATTGGTGGGAACCCAATAAGATATATGCTGTTATAGGTGATGATAATAGTTTTACTGAAAATGGTAAACAACTTCAACCATATGATTTGTTTTACCATGAAGACAAAACTAACCAATTCGGTGATCCTATAGTAAAGAAAATAAAAGGAATAAAAATATATGATGAAACACCTGATGTTGATGATATTAACAAAAGACATCAATTAATCAGGGACGGTAAGTATTATAAAGGATTTACGGAAATTCGTAGGACTGGAGAAAAAGCAAAAACAACACCACCCATAAGTGGTGCATTATATCCAGTGCATCTTAGCATTAAAAACCCTAAGATTCTTCACCCATTAGAAGCAAACCGATTAGGGAAAAGATTAAAGGCTATGACTGATGTTGATGTTCAAAAATATATTGATAACCTAAAAGCCCAAGGATATGACGGTATAAAAACGGAATCGGATATTGGACATGCAGATATTGATGCCCAGATTGATTGGGGTGGAATCCCAGACCAATTAATACCATTTCATCCTGGGCAAGTTAAATCACTGTTTAACCGGGGGACATACAATAGGGATGACCCAGATATTCTTTCCAGTACCACCCCAAAATTAGGGATAATAGGCTAATGTACGGAACTGATAACATAGACATGCAGCTTTTAATTGAGCATGGGTTGGACACTGAATTATGGATATGGGGATACATGTCTAAATTTACTCAAACTTTAGGATGAACCCCTACCAGAAACGTGATCTAGGTTCCGAATACCAGCAGGGCATATTCGATATGCTTAAGGGGGGTAAGGACATGTGGCTGAAGTCTGGCATGGGTCTTCTGAATCCAAACAATCCAGTATATGAATGGTGGAACCAACCAAGGGACCCCAATGCAACATCAGCATCATTACTTGATGATCCTTCCTTCATGACTATGTCAGAACAATTGCCATTGCTTGATCCATCATCTGTTGCAGGAATGACAAAGGTCTTCCATGGATCACCACATCTTTTCAAAAACTGGGACTTCAAAAAGATGGGCACCGGTGAAGGGGCACAAGCATTTGGTCATGGTGGATACTTTGCTGGAAGTGAAAAGACAGGCAAATACTATAAGGATGCATTTTCAGAAAATGTTGAATCATCAATAGATGGTGAACCTCTAAGTAATTTTTGGTCTAAAATAACGGATGAAATAGAGGATTTGGTGAGCAATGTGTACGAAAAATCTACAAAAGTAATTAAAAATAAAGAACGTGCTGAAATAAAAGCATTAGATGTTAATTTAGATATGATGATTGATGAACATAAAAGGTTGCATCCTGGCACTTTAGTCAGGGATGTGAGGAGGGAATTTCCAGATTCGGCACTAACAAAATTTTTAAATAAGTATGAAGGAATTAGTGATAGGTATAGCCCACTTTATAAGCCCTTGCAGTCCCAAAAAAATGAACTTATACGTAACCTTGCTTATGGTAAAAGCCCAAAAGAATTAGCACCTGATTTCCCAGATGAAGATTTAGCTAAAATAGATTTCCTTAATAAGAAAAGAAAGGCTATTAATTCTTTAGAAGATCTTGTCCAAGGTGCTGCTGATGGTCAAATTAGTATACCTAAAAACAATGATGAGTTAGTGGATAAATTGGATTATCATAAGATTTTCGACAGTAGTTTTAAGGATTATTTAAAAACCGATTTATTACCTAAGTTTAGACAAAAAAATGAAGCACACCTCTATGAAATCGAACTAAAACCAGACCCTGAAGATTTCCTGGATTACCATAAACCATTGAAGGACCAACCAAAGGCAATGGAAAGAATCGATGCAGCAAAGAAAAGGCTGCAAGATTTAAAGAACGAAAAGAAAAAGATAATGGATGACCATGTTGCAGATGTTAGGTCAGGGAATTTTCAATCAACCTTTCCTGATGAATATAAATGGGCTGAAGAAATGTATGTTCCAAAATCTAAAATGAATAGAACCCAGGAAATTGAAGATGAAATAGCAGAATTAAATTCAATGCTTAAAATTGTAGATCATCCAGGACATAGTTTTCAATCCATTGAAAGCCCAAGGGATAAACAAGGATACAAAACACCGGAATGGTTTCCTGGTGCTGAAGTTTCTAAAGCATTCAGAAATCTAGGATTCCCAGGACACCGGTTCCTTGATGGTATGAGTAGGTCCGGTAAAAGACCGAATAAGGACTACAATTACGTAGTTTACCCCACCGATGATCCAACCATGATCAACATCACCAATCCGCCAAAGTCACTTCTAGACTGAAACAGCATTGACCACTTCATGCAGATCAAAATCTGATTCATCAATGTATTTCCAGGTCATAATCGGTTTTGAGTGTCTAAGGATTCTTTGAGCTTCAATAATCCCAAACCTTTTATAGATCCTTTTAGCCATGCTTGCCCTATAGGCATGAAGGGGTTTCCTTCCAGTGATACCCAACCTTCTGCTGATCCTTCTGATGACATTACCGATGGCACCGACATGGTAGTAAGTCCATCCACCATCACCATCATCAAGAAACCACACCTCACCTGGATTCCGGTTATCCCCTTCTAGGAATGCAGCCAACTTTTCTGACATAGGAACCCAGTCATCAACACCGGTTTTCGGTGTCCAGTCATCATCACTGACAATCCAAATTTTTCTAGATGGAATGTCGATATGCTCCAATTTCAGATTCAGCAATTCACCGGCACGCATTCCAGTTTCAGACAGCATCATATGAATTCTGATGTGGTCCTGGATCTTCCGATCCATCACATAGTCTTCAATCTTTTTCAGTTCATCATGACTGTAATCCTTAATCTTTTTGGAGGGCACCGAAATCTTCTTTGCAGATCCAAAATCAAACTTCAGATTTACATGGTTGACCGTCACATATTTCAGGAATGATCTGAATGCTTGCTGGTGTTTTGCAATGGTTGCCGGTGATAGTCCTTCCATACCTTTCTGATACCGACCCCAATGATCCAATGAAATTTCTGAAACAGGATGATCATGAACCGCATTCAGATAGTATCGGACTGCAGTCTGATATTCATCATGGGTCTGCTGTTTACGGGTGTTATGGATGTATGCCAACCATTTGGCTGCAACAGTTGAAACAAATACGACAGGGTTCTGGAGTTCATCTTTCTTCTGATCGATCATCCTTTGAAGATATTCTGCAATCTGATCTTCCCTTCTTTTCCTACCGGCTGCTGTATGGGTTGCATCTTCAACAGCACAAAGCGTAACCGGTCTGGTTCTGATGCCCTGTTTGTATTCCTTATATTTATAGGTGTTACCATGGATGGCCAACCCCAGTATTCCATGCAGCCTAGTCCTTGCTCTCATCTTTTGCCTTTCCAGTGATCAGTTGAATCAGTCTTTCAGTTTGTTCCAATTTCGTTTCTAGCTCCACGCATTTTAGGCATGTGGAGTCTTTTGCCTTTCCAGTCAGTATCCAATGTATGTCCCAACCTGCATTGGCCAATGCCCGTAAAATCCTGCCAGACATTTCTGATCTGCCAGTCAAAATTGCTGAAATATAGGACCGGCTGAAGTTCAGGTCACTTGATATTTCCTGCTGGGTCAAATTTTTTTCACGCACAAGGTACTGAAACCTTTGGGCAATCTGGGCATCATTGATATCCATTAGATTATTTTTCAAACATTTTTAAAATAAATTGTTGACATCACTGTCAATGTTGATAACATGATCATCAATGAATGTTACAAACAATAGTACAACAATCATAATAACAATGCAAACACCAATCAAATCACTTCTTAAATCCAGTGGTGTCACCCTTGGTGATGTGGCTGCTGCTTCAGGTTGCAGCAAACCTGATGTTTGCCGGGTTCTGGATGAAGAACTGAATGCAAAAATCAGGGACACTGCAATCCGACTAGTCAAAGAACGGAATCTATCAGTTCAGAATCAATTGGCTGAACTTCAAGCATGATGAAGGAAACAAAAACAAAGCAGGAAGAATCATTGATGATTCAAAAAGCTACGGAAGCATTCCTGCAGAATGGAGGACACATTGAAAGACTTAACCCAATCCGGGCATACGGATACATTAATATGGACATCTGGGCGGAACGGATTGAGCCGAACCTTATCCTTCACGAAGTGGAGGCAACGGTTCAAGCCCAACACCAAAAAACCAACCAACAAACAGCTACGACAATCAAAGAAAGGATACACCCATGGAGAGTCTTCAAGCACTAGGTGTGATCATCAAGATATTTGATGAGCAGGTAATCAGTGAGAAATTCAAGAAAAGGGAATTCGTTCTGGAAACAGGATCACCCGAATATCCTGAATATGTGAAGTTTGAATTCACCCAGGATAAGACATCAGTCCTGGATAATTACATGGTTAATGATCCAGTCCAGATTTCATTCAACCTGAAAGGTCGTAAATGGACTGACCCGCAAGGGGTTGATAAGTGGTTCAACACTTTACAGTGCTGGAAAATCAATCCAGCCGGTGAACCAGCAGGTGCCAATGGCGTTCCTGTTGAAGATGATATGCCGTTTTGAGGATTCCGCCACTTTCCGCCAGTACCAGGAAAGGCGGATACTCCGCTTTAAGCGTATCAAAACTATTAACTGTCAAATACCAGAAAGGCAACAATGACAGAAAATAAAATCAGTACACAATTCATTGGTCCTAATCAGGCCGAAGCAATGCTGGCAACGAATGTCAGCAACCGGGATTTATCCCAATCCTTTGTGAACCGATATGCAGCAGACATGTCAAAAGGAAATTGGGCACAGAATTCCAGCATGATCCGAATCGATTCAAATGGGAATCTTCAGGATGGTCAACATCGTCTGGCTGCAGTTAAACAGTCAGGAACCACACAAGCATTTGTGGTGGTTGAAAACTGTAGTGTTGAAGATTTCAAATTCCTGGATCTGGGAAGGGGTCGATCTTCAAGGGATGCATTAACAGTATTGGGTTACAAAAAACCCAAAATCATGTCAGCAGCCATCCGGTTAGTGTGCCTTTATAATGATGGCAAACTGACTAAGGCAACTGTAAACAGGATTTCGACTGACACAAAAATGCAGAATGTGTCCACTGGGTTGACAAAATCAGAAAGCATTGAACAAACAATTCAG